ACTTAGCCGGAACCATCTGAATGAAGGTCGCACCGCCGTCTGTACTCATGTCTTGAACGTTATCCGCAAACATGTAAAACACGTTTTCCGCGCCGTTTGCATTGTTAAGCTGTGGAGCAGAAACAACACGCACTTTAGGATAAGCATCTGTTAGCCATGCACGAACTGAAATACCAAAATCAGAGGTCACAGTTAAGAAATCTACAGAATCTGTAGCCACCGCAAGAGTGAT